ATCGCCAATTAGGTATATCAACATTAGCCTCAGCTTATTCTTTATGGTTAATGTTATTTAATAAAGATAAAAACGTACTGTGTATAGCAACTAAGCAAGAAACTGCTAAAAACATGGTAACTAAAGTACGTTTCGCATACGATAATTTACCTAAATGGTTAAAAACAGGTGATAAACCATCAGAAAATAATAAGTTATCACTTAAATTAACTAATGGTTCACAAATTAAAGCAGTTGGTGCTACAGCGGATGCAGGTCGTTCAGAAGCCGTTTCTTTTCTTATTATTGATGAGGCTGCTTTTATTGAAGGAATTGATGAGATTTTCGCTTCAGCACAACAAACCTTAGCTACTGGGGGTCAATGTTTAGCATTATCTACTCCTTATGGTACAGGTAACTGGTTTCACAGATCCTTTACTAAAGCTCAAGCTAAAGAAAATAAATTTGTTCCTTTAAAACTACCTTGGACCGTTCATCCTGAACGAGACCAAACATGGAGAGATGATCAAGACGAAATTCTAGGATTAAGACACGCAGCACAAGAATGTGACTGCGATTTTAATACTTCAGGAGATACAGTTATTGAACCAGATCTACTTAATTTTTACGAATCAACTTACATTTCAGATCCAATTGAAAGAAGAGGACCAGGTGGTGATTTATGGATTTGGGAACTACCTGATTACTCTAAATCATATATGGTAGTAGCCGACGTTGCTCGTGGAGATGGGGCTGACTATTCTGCATTTCATATTTTTGATGTAGCTGAAGCTAAACAAGTAGCTGAATTTAAATCACAATGTCAAACTAAAGATTATGCTCACATACTATTTTCAATAGCAACTGAATATAATGATGCTTTACTAGTAGTAGAAAACGCTAATATTGGATGGAGTGTAATTGAACAATTAATAGATAGAGGTTATAGAAATTTATATTATTCTTCTAAAGCCGATACCACAATGGGTGCCAATGAAAACCAATTAGCAAGAATGGAAAATGGCCAAGGTATGCTACCAGGTTTTACAACATCAATGAAGACAAGACCACTTTGTGTCTCAAAATTAGTTTCGTACCTTCAAGAAAGATCAGTTGTTTTTCAATCCCGTAGATTAATGGATGAATTAAGAGTATTCGTTTGGAAAAACGGTAAAGCACAATCCCAATCAGGGTACAACGATGACTTGGTAATGTCGTTTTCCATTGGTTTATTCCTGAGAGATACAGCATTACGTTTTAGACAACAAGGTCTAGATTTAACTAGAGCCACTTTAGGTAGTTTTGGTGTTTCTAACCAACAAGCACCTGGGATATTTTCGTATAGTCACCAAAATGATAATCCATATAAAATGGATGATGGTAAAGGTGGAACAGAGGACTTAAATTGGCTTCTCGGTTAATTTCAAATATTTATAATATATAATAGAATTTTATGGTAGATACTTCATTTTTCGGTAGATTACAACGATTGTTTTCAACTGACGTTATAATAAGAAACGTTGGAGGTAATCAATTAAAAGTAATGGATACAGATCGTATCCAACAGCTTGGTACTATCCAAACGAACTCACTTTACGACAGATATAATAAAGTATACACTACAACAGGTGGACTAAACTTTAACTTTAACAACGATTTATCTTACCCTACTACACGTATTCAACTATACACTGATTATGAGTTAATGGATAGTGATTCAATTATTGCCTCTACACTAGATATTTTAGCTGATGAGACCTGTTTAAGAAACGATATGGGAGAAGTATTACAAATACGTTCTTCTGATGAAACAATACAAAAAATATTATATAACTTATTTTACGATGTACTAAACATTGAGTTTAACCTTTGGTCATGGGCTCGTAACATGTGTAAGTATGGTGATTTCTATCTCAAACTAGAAATATCAGAAAAATTTGGTGTTTATAATGTAATACCATTCTCTTCTTACTCAATTTTAAGATTGGAAGGTAGAAATCCTGAAAAACCACAAGAAGTAAAATTCAAATACGATCCTACTTTCTCGTCTCAACAATCTACAATGGGTCCTCAAACAGTTTCTGGTTATACTCGTAACCAAAGTGAGGGTATTGTATTTGATAATTACGAAATGGCACACTTCAGATTATTATCTGATTTTAATTATTTACCTTATGGTAGAAGTTATATTGAACCAGCTCGTAAAATATTTAAACAATTAACTTTAATGGAAGATGCGATGCTTATACATCGTATTGTAAGAGCACCTGAAAAACGTACTTTCTTTATTAACGTTGGTAATATTCCACCTAATGAAGTAGAAAACTTCATGCAGCGTACTATTAATAAAATGAAGAAAACACCTTACATGGATCCAAGTACAGGTGAATACAATTTAAAATATAATATGCAAAACATTCTTGAGGATTTTTATATTCCTGTAAGAGGTGGTGATGCAACAACTAGAATTGAAACTACAAAAGGATTAGATTATACAGCTATTGAAGACGTTACTTACTTAAGAGATAAGTTATTTGCTGCTTTAAAAGTACCTAAAGCTTATTTTGGATATGAGAAAGATCTAACAGGTAAAGCTACATTAGCTGCTGAAGATATTCGTTTTGCTCGTACAGTAGAAAGAATTCAAAGAATTTTAGTATCTGAACTAACAAAAATTGCTTTAGTTCACTTATATGCACAAGGATATGATGGTGATTCATTAACAAACTTTGATTTATCATTAACTGTTCCTTCAATTATTTACGAACAAGAAAAAGTAGCATTGATGAAAGAGAAATCTGCATTAGCTACTGAATTAATTACTAATAAAATTGTACCTACTGATTGGGTATATGATAACATTTTCCACTTTAGTGAAGATCAGTACGATGAATATAGAGATTTAATGATTGAAGACGCTAAACGTAAATTTAGATTAGATCAAATTGAAACTGAAGGAAATGATCCATCTAAAACTGGTGAAGCATATGGTACACCACACACTTTAGCATCACTTTATGGACCAGGTAGATATCCAGGTACTGAAGGTATACCTAAAGGATATAGTGAAACTGGTGATACTTATCCTGATCAAGTATTAGGTCGTCCTAGAGAAAAAGCATCAAATATTAATACTCAAGAAAATCCATTTGGTAAAGATAGATTAGGTGTAGATGGAATGAAAGGTAAAGATGAACCTAATGGCTTTAAACCATCAGCAAGACAAGCCTCTTCATTATCATTAGAAAATTTATCAACACAAGCAGTTTATCATCAAATATCAAGTAATTTAAAAGGTATGTTCCCTAAACAAAAAGTAAGTTTATTTGAAGAAAGTGATTTATTAAACGAAGATAACCTCTTAAAAGAAGATAAATAAAGTTAATATTTATAACTAGTAGTTAACTATATACTAAATAATGGCTAATATAAAGCATAATAAATATAAAAACACTGGCATATTATTTGAACTGCTTGTAAGAAAAATTACAGCAGATACAATGTCCAGTCAAGACTCTAAAGCTGTTTCTTTAATTAAAAAGTATTTTGTTAATACTGAATTATCAAAAGAAAACAAACTATATCAATCGATATCAAAATCACAAAATATTAGTGAGGCCCAAGCAGAGTCTATTCTTTCTACAATTTTAGAAGTAAATAAAACTTTAGATAGAAATAAATTAGCTAAAGGAAAATATAACTTAATTAAAGAAATTAAAGCTAATTTTGATATTGATGATTTTTTTAAAGCTAAAATTAGTAATTACAAATTATTATCTTCAACCTATACACTACTAGAAGCTAATTTAACTCCTACTAAAAATCTAGATGATATTCTATTATCAAAGATGAATATCTTAGAACATATAGCTCAAACTAATACTATAACCGTTCCACAACCTACAGTAAGTGAGTTTGAAACCTTAGATAAAGGTACTCGTGCTTTAGTTTATAAAATCATGTTAGAAAAATTTAATGAAAGGTTTAACACATTATCTGATGACCAGAAAGATGTATTAAAAGAATATATTAATAATATTACTAATACAACTAACCTAAAAAAATATGTGGATACTAAATTCACATACCTAAAAGAATCTCTTTTAAAATTATTACCTACAATAGAGGACGCTACAATTAAAATTAAAGTGAATGAGACAATAAATCTTATTAACCCTATTTTAGAATCTAAAACTATAAAAGACGATAATATAGTTGCCTTACTACAATATCAAGAATTACATAGTGAATTAACTAAAATCCATAATGGATAAAGATAAATTAAGAGAATTAGTCCAAAAACACTTAGCTGAACTTCTTGATGAAACTTCAGCAACTGGTGGTGAAGGTTATTTAACTAAAGCTTTTGTTAGAAAACCAACCTCTCAAGATAAAAATGCTCCTACAGGATTTGAAAAAATGCCTAAATCTGGAAACGTTTACAAAAAAATGGGATTCAGAATTATTAAACCCAGTGAAAGAATTGATGCTAAGGATTTATGGAAAGGGCAACATCTCGAAGAAAGGATAGGATACGCTACTCCAAAAGCATTTAAAAAACCTAAAAAGCAAAACGAGACTTCTAAACCAGGATATGAAGATTTACCTAACCCAGATAAACATTTTGAACTAGTGAAATTTAAAATAGTTGATTCAGAAAAATCTCCTAAAAAACCAGAAGAACAACTTAATGAAGTTAGTTATTCTAAGTTTAAAAATGAGGCTAAAAATAGAACCCCACAACAACAATTACATGAGGGTATTAAAAAAATACAACGTAATTTAGACGAAATTAATAAATTAGTTGAATTTGTTATTAGAATGAAAACTGAATTAAAAGGTGATGCTGAACAAATGAATTATTTAAAACGTACTCATAATTCATTATTTAAAATAAACACTAAAATTCAAGATATTAATAATAAAATTAAAGGTTTAACTGAATAATGGCAGCAGCAAAAGCAAAGGTTAGTTCTACTCCAACAAAAGTAGATAGACTAAAAGTTTCTAGACCAGGTGTACATGCAAAATGTAAAACATCTAAATTAAAAAGTTCTAAAAACTATAAAAAACTAAACAGAGGACAAGGTAAATAAAATATTTATACCCATGACAATACAAGATTTATACACTCAATACTTAGATGGTAAGGTAACCAAACAGAAATTTCTTTACGAGGCTCGTAGAGATCAAAACCTTACTATGATCTCTCCTACCAACTCATTTGATGATGTAGTTAAGATCCTTAAAAACAAATCCATCATCTCAGAAAAAGCTCATAAAGAATCTAAACAATCTACTGGAAAACAAGATGTAGAGATTATATCTAAAACTATTGATATGGTTAACCCATATGAATATTCTAGAGGTATGAATTATGAACTTGATATGATTGACATTCCTGTTAGAAGAGATTTAACTGAAGATGAAGTACTTAAAGCACAGAAAAAAGTATTAGCTAACTTAACTAAAAACCCACAATATTATTTTGATAAATTAAATGGTAAAGGTGAAGTAAGTGATGAGTGGGTTGAAACTACTAAGAAAAATATCGATGTTATTGGTAAAGGTAAGAAAAATATAATTAGAGAAGGTAAAGAAGAAAATCCTGAAACGCTTGATAAAACAACTAGATATGACGTAACACTAAGAAATGGAAAACATTTCTCAGGAGTTACATTCATTAATAGAAATTCATTTAATACAGCTAATGGTGGAACTTATCTTAATCAAGAAATTGAAAAAAAAACTCCAACAGATGAAAAACTTAGAGAAGGAGGAAATTTAGGTCATAATGAATTATCAAGCATTCACCCTGAAGGAGCCTATTGGATAGTTACTTATAGAGGTCCTAAAGGAACTACAGAAAAATCTTTCAAATCTGAAGAAGAAGCAAGAAAATTTCAAGATGGTTTAGATGAATCATTTCCTAGACCTGGTTATAATGCTGATGGTACTCCAAAATCTAATGAAGAAATGAGCGATGATGAAAGAGAAGCTTTTTATAACGATTCAAACTTTATAGATGAACACGGAGATAAATTTGATCAAGTAGCTAATGTAAATCCTCTTACTCAAAATAAACTTAAAGAAAGCTACACTCCATTCCCAATGAATGAAG